TTATTCATGAAAATCTACCAGAATTCTTATTTGACTATAACCCCATAGTAAAGAAAACAAAGACGTCAATAAAGTTCGATGACGGTAAAGATGTCTGTGCCTTTAACATAAAGAACTTTTCGTGGCAGCATAACGGCAGAGGAAGAAGATGCATGAATATTAGCGCCTTCTTTGATGAGTATGATTTTTTAAAAAATGTATCCGATGTATTAAGGGTAATGCGCGAATTGGGTATGATGAATAATGGTAAAGTAAACGTGTTAGGTCTTTCAACGCGTTGCGAATTGCGAGCCTAATTATGGATGCTATTCATCGCGGTAACATTAATCTGAAGTCAATGAATATTGGTGTTCACTGGACACCAGAACTCATTAAAGAATTCATGAAGTGTGCTGACGATCCAATTTACTTCGCAGAAAAATATATTAAGATTGTTCACGTCGACCGCGGCCTTATTCCAATTGTTCTTTATGATTATCAGAAAGAGATGATAGAAGACATAACTAAACACAGAAGAGTTGCTGTTGCTACAAGCAGACAGGCCGGAAAAACTACGGCTGCGGTGGCTGTTATTCTTCCGTACATACTATTTAATAGCCACAAAACAGTTGCTTTGCTGGCGAACAAGGGAGATTCAGCCAGAGAAATTCTTGACAGAATTCAGATTGCATACGAAGCACTCCCTAAGTGGTTACAGCAAGGCATCGTGACTTGGAATAAAGGATCCATCGAACTAGAGAATGGATGTAAAGTAATTGCTGCTTCTTCTTCTTCGAGCTCAATTCGAGGAAAGTCGATTTCTTTTCTTTACATCGACGAAACTGCATTTCTTGAAAACTGGGACGAGTTCTTTACTTCAGTTTACCCCACAATTACAGCTGGTAATACAACCAAGATTCTACTTACTTCCACGCCAAATGGTCTAAACCACTTCTGGAAAATCTGTAAAGGTGCCAGAGAAGGCACGAACGGCTATAGATACATCGAAGTAAAATGGGATAGGGTTCCAGGCAGAGATGCAGCATGGAAACAAGAAACACTCGGTGGGATGGATAATGATCTTGAGAAATTCGGTCAGGAATTTGAAGTAGCTTGGCTTGGAAGTTCTTCTACACTTATATCTGGATCGAAACTCAAGGAACTTTCTTTTGATCAGCCGCTATTGGAATCAGAAGGTCTGTCACAGTATGAGCGTCCAACAGAAGACAGTATCTATGCTCTAGTCGCTGATGTTGCTCGCGGAAAGCATCTAGATTATTCTGTATTTTCTGTTATAGATATTAGTAAGATGCCATATAGACAGATTTGTACCTTTCGAGATAATACTATAGGACCAGTAGATTATGCAGCAGTAATCTATAGAGTTGCCAAGATGTATAATGAAGCATATGTAATGATTGAGATCAATGACATTGGCGCCCAAGTCTGTGACGTTCTGTTTATGGACTACGGATATGAAAATATGATCTTTACTGAAAACGCTGGTCGCTCAGGAAAGAAGGTTTCCGGTGGTTTTGGTAGAAATGCTGACCGCGGAATTAGAACAACGACGAAAGTAAAGACAACTGGGTGTTCAGTTTTAAAGATGATGATTGAGCAGAATCAGTTACTGATTCCTGACTATAATACTATTCAAGAACTTTCTAGATTCTCGAGAAAAGGAAATACTTTCGAAGCAGAATCTGGGGCGCATGATGATTTGGTAATGACCTTGGTACTATTTGCGTGGTTATCTGATCAGTTATTTTTCCGTGACATCACAGACATTAATACTTTGTCTATGTTAAGAGAAAAAACTGAAGAACAAATAGAATCAGATCTTATGCCGTTTGGATTTATCGTAGATGGAGGCGAAGATAATGAACCACTTGCACCCGGTATTACTATGATGAACTGGTTGTAAACAGTATTATCTGTTTCTATTCTCCGAGATTATAAATAGCATTGACATTTAAATACAAGATCAGACTTTTAGAAGGAGAATATAAGTAATGGTTTTTTCCGTAAGCCCGTCTGTTGAAGTAAGAGAAGTAGATCTTACAACGACTATACCCGCGATCACTACGCCGCCTGCAGTTATCGCAGGAGTTTTTGGTTGGGGTCCTATGAATGAAAGAGTGCTAGTTTCATCTGAACTTGAGCTTAGTAATATCTTTGGTAAACCCACTGACGTTAACTTCGAGACATTTTTCGTCGCCGCAGATTATCTTTCATACTCTAACGCACTGTATGTGACTCGAGTAAATAACACCGCAGCGATTGCTACTGCTACTGATACCGCATCTGATGTGGTATTTAATGCAAAGTATCCTGGTGTACTCGGCAATGATCTAGATATTGCATATGTAATCACGTCGAACACTGGAGACACAACATCTTTTACGGAAGATGTTTTTACTGCAGCCGAGACTACTTACACAATGGAATTCAGATCTAATTCTCTCGTCGTGGTTACCGATAAAAATCTAGTTGATCTAGATATGAAGGTCGGAGATGTGCTTCGTGTAAGAAATGCTTCTTCTTTCCAAGATATGGAAATTGCTACAATTACAAATACGACTGATGCTGACCCAGTATTTACACATACAATTACCTTTGTCCAGAATTACACACTGCCAAGTGCGCCGACAATAGCAACCCGCAGATGGGCATATTCTGGGCTCGTTAGTGGCGCTCCTGCTGCTGGAAATATGCACATGATCGTAATTGACAGAACAGGTAATGTATCTGGTACTGTCGGACAGATTCTTGAGAAATTCGAGAATCTTTCTGTAAAGGCTGGTCAACAAACAGTTGACGGTACTAATATATACTTCAAGACATTTTTGACTAACAGATCATTCTTCATTAATCCTACCGCTGAGAACATTGGTGACCCAGTTACTGGTGTCGTTTCTGCTTCGCGCGAATATATCACCATGGTTGGTGGAACAGTAGGTGATTCTGAAAGTGAAGTTACCCTTGGTGTCTTGGCGTCTGGATATGATCTGTACAAAGAATCAAATGACGTAGATGTATCTTTCATTCTTCAAGGAAAGGCTTCTGCCGGAAGCAATCTTGCGAACTACCTTACATCTAACATTGCTGAATATCGTAGAGATTGCATGGTATTCATATCACCTAGATTAACTGATACTGTAAACGTAGCATCTGAACAGGCAAAACTTGATAACGTTCTTGCTTTCAGAGCAACTATGCAGAATTCTTCATACTGGGTTATGGATACTGGCTATAAGTATCGCTATGACAAGTACAATGACGTATACCGTTGGGTTCCACTTAACGGTGACATTGCTGGTCTTTCTGCTCGTGGCGTTTCATGGGAATCTCCTGCTGGTTTCAGAAAGGGTAAAATCCGTAATACGATTAAACTCGCGTTTAATCCAAACAAAGCACAAAGAGATATTCTTTACGGAAATGATATAAATCCAGTAATAACACAAGCTGGACAGGGTACTGTTCTATTCGGCGACAAGACTGGTCTCGGAACAGCTACTGGTAGTGCATTCACAAGAATAAATGTTCGTAGACTGTTTATTACGGTCGAAAAAGCAATCGCTACTATTTCTGCACAGTTTCTGTTTGAGTTCAATAACGAATTTACTCAGAACCAATTTAGACAAGTAGTTGAGCCGTTTCTCCGTGATATTCAAGGACGTGGTGGTATCATCGACTACAGAGTAGTTTCTGACGCAACTGTAAACACTGCTGATATAATTGATCAACAAACTTTCCGTGCTAATATCTTTATTAAGCCGGCCAGATCAATTAACCACATTCAGTTGACGTTTGTTGCTACGCGTACTGGTATTCAGTTTGAAGAACTAACTGGTCTACAATTCTAATAAATAGATATAAGCAAATACGAAAAAGGAGATACACCTCGTGAGCTTCTCGATTAACCAATTTAAATCTGAATTAGCAGGCGGTGGCGCTCGTCCTACGCTATTCCAAGTTCAGATAACAAATCCAGTTATAGGTGGTGCAGATCTTAAAATACCATTTATGGCAAAAACAGCAGCTTTGCCTTCTTCTAACCTCGGACAATTTGTTGTTCCGTACTTTGGTAGGCAAATCAAATACGGTGGTGACAGAACATTTGAACCGTGGACTGTCACCATCATTAACGACGAAGACTTTCTGGTAAGAAATGCTATGGAAACATGGTCGAATTCCATTAACTCTCACGTTAGCAACACCAGAACACTTCCTCAAGATTATAAGTCAGATGCTATTATCACGCAATACGGTAAAGATGGATCGACATTGAGAATATATAATTTTCAAGGACTATTTCCAACCCAAATAAGTGAGATTGCTATGGGCTGGGAAAGCGTTGACACTATTGAAGAATTTACCGTTACCTTTGAGTATGATGTTTGGACTATAGCGGGCGGCAATACAGGTAATTCTGTCACATAAGTTAGGAAATAGATTATGGCAAATATTTTTGGGTTTGAAATAAAACGAACGAAGAAAGATGAACCGAATACTTCGTTCGCGCCTATCATCAATGATGACGGTGCAGTAAACGTAGAAGCAACCGCCACTGGTGGTTCTTACGGCTTCTATATGGATATCGAAGGTACTGCAAAAAATGAGTCAGAACTCATAGGCAGATATCGTATGATGGCAATGCAGCCAGAAATTCAACAGGCTGTAGATGAAATAGTAAACGAAGCGATAAGCATTGACACTACTGACAGTGTTGTCAAGATAGTTCTAGATAACGTAGAGTTACCGATAAAGGTAAAGAATACTATTATCGAAGAATTTGATAATGTTCTTCGTATGTTTGACTTTTCAAATCAGGGTTACGAGATATTTCAAAGATTCTACGTAGATGGAAGACTGAATTATCACGTTATCATAGATGAAGATAATTTAAAAGATGGCGTTAAGGAATTAAGATACCTAGATCCTCGAAAGATTCGACTTATCCGTGAAACAGATTCTTCGACTACTGACAGACAAACTGGTCTGCCTCTGAAAAAAGTCAAGAAAGAATACTATATGTATTCTGAAAGTGGTTTCGGAACTGCAAACACGAATGCTAACGGCAATGGAAATTCGAACAACAGCACAATGGGTTATCGTATTGCTAAAGATACCATAGCAAGAGTAACATCAGGATTGCTTAACGAAAACCAATCTCTCGTACTATCACATTTACATAGGGCAATTAAACCTCTTAACCAGTTACGTGTTCTAGAAGACGCTACTATCGTCTATACGTTGACTAGAGCGCCAGAACGAAGAATCTTCTATGTCGACGTGGGTAACTTACCTAAGGCGAAGGCTGAACAGTATCTAGCAGATATGATGGCCCGCCATAAGAACAAAATTCAGTACAACTCCTCTACTGGTGAAATGACCGACAGTAGAAATTTCATGACTATGACTGAAGACTTCTGGTTTCCAAGACGCGAGGGTTCAAGGTCTACCGAAG